TCGGTCTCTTAGGGCTGTCATTTGCTCAACGAAAGATTGACTCATTTCTTCTCTTTAGGAGCGTGAGAAGCCGGGGCGTGGTCTGATTTGTCTAGCTTCTCGTTAATTTCTTGTAACACCACGTAAATCGCTGCCATAGCTTGCAATTCTGGGGAAGCAGGAGTCACTATCCCGGCAGAAGTAACTCGACCATTATCAACTGAGAAATCAGGGAATTGTACTTTCATAAAACCAGAATAGGGGGGGTGAAGATAGTATTGCGGAGGTGGATATATTGCCTCCCGTAAGTCGTTAAAGACCAATCATTCTCGGAGCCAGAAGGGGTGGAACTCCCTGACCCCGATGCGATTCCCGTAACACTAGAGGCAATATCCGCCTGTTGGAACCAATCAACGCTGATTCGATGGGCAGCAATCAACATAATTCCATCCGTTCTCTTGGGATCTGCCCAACCAGCGCAGTAATTATTCTCGGCAAAGTTTAAACTGTATTGAATCACAGAAGATTCGACCACAGCGAACTGAGGATAAACCGCTAAAAAATCGGAAGGGAGAACCATTTACTACCCCCGGATGTTCATAGTATTGACTGACTTGATATTCTTGATTTGCTCTGCTATTGCCCTAGAAATAGCGGGACGACCTTCTCTTTTCTCGGATCGTTCTAACCAATCAATATCGCTAGAATTGCGAATCAGATCGAGGGCATCTTTTTCAATATAATCAAGGGTTGTTTCAGAGGGAAACTTCCCTTCCTCTAGGGCAGGAGAGATTACTCTAAAGGCTCCACAATTGACAAGCTGCAATCCGAGAGGATGCCGAATAATATACTCATAGTCCTCGTCGGGAAGTTCTAAATTAGTCCCAGGAAGAATCCAACTCCCCCGTGTTTCTACCGCATCTAAGGAAGTTTTCTTGGTTCCCCCACGATTAATGGGACGGGAAAAACGAATCGGCGAAGTGATAGCCTCCACTGATATTCCATAGGGAATGCGTGGATTGTGAGGATTTAGTTTGGGGTCAAAGATGATAGTTTTAGACATTTTTATTCAGGTAATACTACAACGTGCATGGAGAATGGGCGTTTGAGATCAATTCCCCCAAACTTAAACTTGGCACCACGCCAGAAAGAATCAACACCAATGGGACGAGTATCAGTCCACTTTAACGGTTGATAAATCTTAGCAGAGACTTTTTTGGGATCTCGACGGAAAGCCTGAATAAATCGGGTGGGAGCTAAACCAATCGACTCTAAATAGTCAGGAGCCATCTCGGACACAACGCCGACTTCTTTGATATTGGGGTTGACTTTTAAGAAATGCTCTAACACCGTACGATCCAATGCGGATGTGCCGATTTGAATAATATCCGAGGAGAGGTGTTCGTAAGTTTCCGAATCCATCAACAATGTGTCCGGCTTCTCTCGGTTATTGGTCAGCCGAGTCGGAGCATTAACACAATCATTTAATACACTCAGTTTTTGCTGTGATGTTGCTGACCCGTTCAAAGGGAAGGGAGCATAAGATCGCAGTGCTTGGGGATGATTCAAGAAACCGGGCATTCCGGTTTCTAAATCCCCGTTTGCCACCAACTGATTGATTTTTTGTTGTGCGGCTTCTTGAATTGTCCAGATTTTGTCTTCTTCAATACTCTCGCCCATCCGACTAACAGCCGCGATATCATCCTCAGAGACGCTATAGCCTTGTCCCCATTTATGAATCGGCATCTTCATCTCGCCATAGACCAGTTCCACTTCGGGAAGGTCTGTGGTGTAGTTTCGGATTAACTTGAACTGCCCAACGTGGCGGAGCCACCGATACCCCCAGGTTTTTGCCCAGGGCTTGTTTTGGATATTCAGAGGGCAAATGACTCCAGCAGCGAAAGGATAGTCCGCAAGGTCAAATTCCTTATCTATCTGAGCCTCTAAATCCATCAGAGAGCCAAAGAACGTGCCGATTTCATCAGCATCTAACCTTGTAGTCCCAGAAAAGTTCATCATAGTTTATAAATTCTTTCTATACAAATTAGGGAACATTGAAGCCGATCAAAACGCACACCGCACCAGTGCTAGTGACTACGGGGGAACACTTGAACTCAGCCTTCGTGGAGATATTAATCGTGCCACTTGTCACCTTTGTTGCTTTCCCCTCGTGTCCCGCAGCAATAGAGACATAGACGGCATCATTAATTGTGATATCCGTCTCGACACATTCAACCCAGATCCCTGACGATTCTCCTGTCCGGTCAACCACGTCCATCACATCTTGATATGGGTAAGTCGTTCCACCGTAGCTTGCACCTTGATTTATCAAAGGCTGCATTTCGATATCTTTGACGATTCGAGTAATGCCCAGGATTACGTCAGTAGTAGCAGTAGGAAGCCCTGCAACTTTGGGATCGGTTTCAGTGTTTGCTCTGGCGACAAACCGACCGAAGGGGACAGGAAGAGGTATGGTCATCGCCGTAGTTTTAGTTGCTGTTAAACTAGCACCAGTAACTGTTAGGATATTTTCGATACCATATTCCAGTGCTGTAAACAACACATTATTCCCACCAACAGCAGCAATCCCTCGTCGCCCAAAAGCAGGGTTTATTCGGATTGCATTCAATAAACCAGCTTGCAGTTCCGCTTGAGTGGCACTAGCGTCGGTTGTAAAACGTGCCGTACCTAGTCCGTTGTTTAATTTGACGGTATATGTAGTGCTAGAAGTGGGGGAGGCAGGAACCGCCAGAGTCCAGACCTCTTTAACAGCATTCTTGACAGAAACAAGGGCTTTGACCCTCGGAAAATTAATAGATCCCTCGCCCATGCCAGGAGTCGCCCGATCAAATTGAAGATTGTAATTGTACCGCATTATCTAGTAAACCCCGTGCGTGTTTTTCCTATCGTTAAAGGCTGCTTATAGGCATCTACCCGTCGTCTTTCCCATTCGGTGAGTTCATCTCCGTAGGTAGATTGAGCAGGTCTTTTGAGTACCGAATCAAGGCGATGGGAAAACTCCTCCGAGTCTCCATCGTCTTCCTCCTCGTCATCCCCTTCTTCTTCGTCACCTGGATCGGTAGAAGAAGAATCATAATTCTCCTGAATGTAGGCAAAAACCCCGTCTACATAAGAATCGGATCGGAACGTCAAATCCATATTGGGTTCGATTTCAGCCAACAAAGTGCGCTTGATATCGCTAGTGGAGAAGCCACTATCAAACCGAGTGTCAGAGAACCCTGGTAACAAACTGTCGGCTTCCTTCCAAATCGCCAACAGATCCCCGATTGAATCACCACGGTAATCACTCTCGCCTTCATCGTCGCCATCAGCACGAGGTTTGGACTTTTTTTTCTTTCTGGAAGTCATGGTTTCTTTTTCTTCCATAACCTCCTCATCTTCCATCATTTCTTCATCTTCATTGTCCTCATCTTCCATCATTTCTTCATCTTCGGGAACAAAAGACATCATTTTCTTTTTGCCCCCATCAACACGGACGTATTGCCCCATGTCGTTCCGGTAATAACCTAACTCACCAAGGACATTGTCAGCATTGTCCACAATGATTTCCAGGTTATCTAACCGAAACTGGTAGTTCTCTTGTGCGGCTTCTAGCTTCCGATTCTCCCGAATCGTAGCGTCAAACCGTGTAACAAGCGAATCGTGGCGTTCCTTTAATTCTTTTAATTCACGGAATCGAGTACCACTAATAGAAGCGAAAACTTCAGGGATTCCTGAATATTCGACTCCATCGCATCTAATTATTGCCATGCGCTGTTCATTATCTCCATTATCTTTGGTTTTGTTGGGGTTACTAGGGTTTTCAACAGCTTGCCCTACAATAGCTTGCCCAATCCCCGCAGCACTATCTAATCGGAGACGGGCATCTTCTCCTGCCCTTCCTCGGCTCGTTAAAGCCAAATGGTTAGCACGAACATTAATCTGTTCTCTGTCGTAGTGTTGACCATTCCATACCCCTGCCCCTTGTTTGATATCGCAGGTATATCCCGCAGACAACTGTTCCTTTTCCCTTGAATCAATTAGGGCGATCGCTTTAGCATCAAAAAACGACACCAAGCCTTCGATCACCCCTTCAGCCTTGTTGTAATAAGCAGAAGAATCAGTCATCCCGACTGCGTAATCCTTATAACTTTCGCTATTAAGAAGCCCAACATGGGGATGTTCAATTACCAGGGGGAGGAGCTTAAAACTCTCCACTGTGGCTAGTTCTGCATTGGTTTCCGGTCTCCTGAGTTCGTGGACTATGGAGCCATCAGGCTGACGATATTCCAACACCCCATCACGACAAAAAGACCCCTCACAATGGAGGCGACCATCATCAGTTCTGATTACCCTAAATTTAGCTGGAGCATCAAGCCTGATTTCAACCATTTCTCAATACAAAAAAATAATTCTTGTTAAAGAATAACGCACCTTATCAGTCATTTAAAGATGGTGTAAAAAAATAATTTCTATATAAGAAAATCGACTAAAATTAAACCAATGATTTAGATATAAATAATGACTACTATCAAAAGAGAGTATCCTTCTAAGAAGACACTAGGATCTGGTGCGTTGGCTCCCTATCGCGCTCTTGGTCGGTCAATTCGACGGGATCTTATAAATGCAAATTTTGGGATGATGGAATTTAGTGAAAAAAGTGGATGGGATTGGCAGACAATTCGACGGATTTTAATGGGGGAGCGGCGGACGGATTTCGTAGAACTATTGATTATCGCTTCGTTAATTTCTGAGGATCAATCGGAGGCAGAACGATTGATCCTTGCTTGGACTAAGGAAACTTTAAAGATTATTGAGCAAGAAATCCCTCAAGAAATCAACCCAGGTCTTATTGATAAACTTGTCGAGATCAACGAAGAGAACCCTTTAGAATAGCGATAATCTCCCTGCGATCGCGTTGACTTACTCCTAAAAATTGACGCTTAGGCATTTTCTTAGTGCCTTCTTGTAAATAGGAGGCATAGGGCAATGGACTCCCTACCTCAACCCTTCCTTTTTCAATCCGATACCGAATAGAAGATCGCAACAATCCTTGGCGTTGTAATATTTGCATAATAAAACCCCGACTTGCCTTGTATTTGAGGGTTGATGGGGCTAAGTGTTCCCATTTCTCCCCATAAGGACTCTGCTCCTTCTGGAAGTTCTCGTCGGTTGATGCCACCATGAACTGCCCGACTTTATGTAGTTCAGGGGTGAGGTTCTGAAACTTTCTGATTAATTTATTGAGGTAATTTCGGACTTGATTGGCGTTAAATCTTAGGGATAGCATGGGGTTAAAAAGTAGGATATGCCCCAATACTAACCCATTGATTTAATTAGTCTTATTTTGCTCCCTCTGGCAATCCCTGAACCAATCCTCTAAAGCTGTGGAAACAATGGACTCAATAAATGCCACTGAGTGAGGTTTTCCCATTCTTGATGCCAAAGATATTAGACGACCAAAATCAGTCAGGTCTAAAGTCTCAAAAACTGTTTGAGTATCTATATCCCTAACCTTGACGATATCCCCTCGATGTTTAAATCCTAGTTCTTTTAGTGCGGTTAACGGGTCAAGCTGTCTAAGCTCGGCATAGCCAATAACAGAAACTGCTGACTCAATAGTGACTCGATACTCTCTGTTGGGGAGCCTAAATCCTTCACACTGGATAACACTGAAAAATCGAACAGGGAATTTTCTGGACTCTATGACGGGGTTCATTAGTTTGCCCCCTCTAACAAAAATTGCTCTTGTTCTCGAATCACTCGCCAATCATCATAATTTGCTTCTAAAGCATCTTGGAGGTCTTCAGTAGTCCATTTGGTGTAGTGGACGATTTTCTCTAGTAGGAAAGCTACGGATTGCTGTTTAAATACCTTGTCGAGAATGTCATCCAGTCCGGTTTCTGCAAAGGTAGCCAAAAGGATAATCGAGTCTTGATTCTTGTTAACTACCGCGTCCCAAGTGATTAACTTAGTGAAGTCCCGAACTGAGATGGTTTTACTTCGGGTTGCGCCTTTCTCCCTTTTGATGTCGGTTTCTTTTATGCAACCTGTATAACCTATACCTGTCAGTGCTTTGAGAGCTTTAGACTCCGTTTTAGCAACCCGACCCAAATACTCTTTACTCCGTCCGATGGCAATACTCGCGCCACCAATTCCGATCCGTTTCTCCCCATCTGGGAATAGATAGCAGTCAATACTTCTGTTGCCTAGTTCCAATTCGGCACGGATTGATCTTACAATATCCGACATGGTGAACCTCTGTTTTAAGTTTTAGGTTTACTGCCTCTGGGTGTTAGCGCACCGCGAGAGGCGTTTGTTATTATTAATTATAACATTTTTATTTTGGGCAAAACAGAGGATAAATTCACTATTTTTTTAACTTGTTACACTTCTTCGGTTTCCACTAAAATAATTCCATCTCTATCTATCACCCTAACAACTTTATGCCTTGTATTCTTTGAAACAATAACCTCGGCTTCGTTACTATGTAATCCATCTCCTGTATTTTGGGCTGGAACACCTGTTTTATTTTTGGCAAGGACAATCACAGGATAAAGATTTTCAGAATATTCCTTCCAGTAGGGATTTGTTTTTGACTCTACATCAGCAAACCTCTTAGCTTGATCAAAATCAGAAGTCCATGAAGCATGAGCAGACTGGTTATTTAATATCCCATTCTCATCCCCTTTGATAAAGTTTGCTGCTTCCTCTTTACTGAAAAACTTAAGCCCTCTAGCGACCATTCCCTCATAAGGTGTAGAGTTTTTGATAAAGTTATCAATGTTATCTGCATCTTTATTGGGCTTTCCTTGTTGCTGATCTCCTCTTATGGCATCGTTTCTAAGTTTCCACGACACGATTGATTTAACAGTTTCCTCAGCTTCTTCTATTGAGATATTATTCCCTCTCTCAACCATCATTTTGTGGTATTCCTGAGCATTAAGAGGGGAGCTTTTTTGGGTTCCATCCCCAATTCGCTTAGGAGCCTCTTTAACTATTTCTTCTTTCGGAATTAGAGGGGATTCTTGTTCTTGCGATCGCTCCCCTTGAACTTTTACTGACTTTTGTTTTACTGCTTCAACGGATTTAACCCTCTTATCCGACTCGATAACTGTGTCTATTATCGTTTTAACCTTCTTCATTTTGCCTTGAGCATTTGACATGGCTTTTAGCCCATCTCTGTCCAAGCTCCAATCAACATCCGATTTGCCTAAATCAACAATTGCTTTTTTAGCCTGACTCTCGTCATCGAAACTCCCTAAAGCCATGCCACTTTTAACATGAGTGACATTATATTTTGCCGTGGGACTCTTGCTATCTCTGTTTACACCAAGGTTTCCATAGATTTGACCATCAACTGTTTCGCTTCCAGTTTTGGTTTCGATTTTATATGTTCCGTTTCTTCCCTCTAATTTTTTAGACTCGGATTCTAGCCAATTGTCATACAATTCATTTACTGAGTTATCCTTGGATTTTAGCTTGGGTCTAGGGGGAGAATTATCCTCGACTTTTATCGCCTTCTGCTTTGGAGTTTTGGCGACCTTAGCCTTTGGAGTCTTGGGTGCTTTAGTTGTTAACGGGATAGGTTTAGTTGTCGAATCAGAATCACTGGGACTAACTACGGGAACCGTTATCTTAACATCGGGAGAAAGAACATAAGTTTCCGATTCTTTGCTCCCGTCAGGAAGGATCTCTTTTGCAAAAGCATCCCTGGTATATTCATATTTTTGTTTAATATGATCACCAGTCCTGTCCATTTTTAGGTATAGATAGAAAGTATCACCTTTTTTGAGATCATCTTTGGTGATCACTCTTTCGGTTCCAGAGTCTACAGCAGATTTAATGGCACTATCAACGGAATCAACCGACTGTTTTGACAGTTTTTCAGCTTTAATTTCTTCTGCTTTCTTTTCAGCTAAGTTCTTATCTATATCCTTTTGTTTTTGAGGATCATCTTCAACTGTCCATGCACCAGTCGGGACAGTCATCTTACTGGGCTTACCTGCTTTTGTCTTTTCCCAACCTTTCTCTATAACCATCGTGTTCCCGTCGGGATTAACCTTGAGAACTTTGGCTTTCCATTTTTTCGATCCAATAAGTGATCCCGTGACGGAATAAACGGAATCACCCGCTATGGGTACTAAATAGCCATTCGGTCTTTTGGCTCTATCTGATCCAGTTGCTTCCTTCTTGACTTCTGAAACAAGCGGCTCCGGTGGTTTCGGCGTTAATTTATTATCTTCTTGCTTCTTGGTTGGGTCATCCTGAACGGCTTTAAATTTCCCTGCTGCGGCTCTGAGTTTATCGACTTTTTCTTGGGAGGGTTTATCCGGTAAATCTGATTTGCAATTCTTATTCAACCCAATACAGGCTTTGCCACAATTATAGGAGGTATTGCCACACTTAGGTTTTTCCTTTCTGACGGTCTTAACTGCATCGAATCGGTAGCAATACCCTTTAGAGAAGTCTTCCCACGCCATCGGGTCAACGTCGCTATCCGTTCGCCTCCAGGTGAACGGCTTGAACGTGATAGAATCCCCAATCTCAAACTCAAAAACACGGGATCTAATGGCATCCTTAAACCGTCCCTTGATGATGTTTTTATTGCCTACTTCAAAGTCCAGAACGATAACCGGAGAGTTGTAGGCAAATGGCATCGACAAAACTTGAGAAATACCAAGTTTCATCTGCACTTCCGTAGGAGCAGCATCAAAGCGAAGGAGATTTTGATAACTTGAAATTGTGACCATATTTTAAAATTTAATTAATTCTAATTTTTTTACTTGGATCTGTTTTAGCTTGCTTTTAAAATACTAACCTAGTTCCACTGAAACAACTCCTCCCCTTTCTCTTTGACAGAGAATATCTTACCATTGGTTTTAAGACTTTCAAAATGATTATCTAATTGCTGTCGAGAAATCCCATTTTTTTTAGCATAATCATCTAACAACTTATTGCGTTTAATTGCTACAACCCCCTGTAGTTCCTGCTTTCTTTTTTCTTCGTTATAGAATTCTTTAAAGTCTTTCTCGAATTTAGCATAAGATATCTGTTTTTCCTTGATTGCTTTTTGTCCTGCAACTAAGTCTTTTGTTTTAGAAGATTTGGCTTTAGGTTGTTTTCCCTGCTTTTTGGGTGTCTGTCCTCCAACCCAAGATAATAATTCTTCCCCTTTCTCTATTACTGAGAATATTTTTTTATTATCTTTTAACTTCTCGAAATAATCCTCTAACTGTTCACGGGGAACATTGTACTTTCCTTCGGCAATATCTAACATCTGTCGGCGTTTAATTGCTACAACACCTTTTAACTCTTGTTTCCTTTTCTCCTCAAAATAAAGGTCTTCAAAGTCACTCTCAAAATTAGAGTAAGAAAGTTTCTTGTCCTTTGATTCAGAAACTTTTGATTCCTTCTGCTTTCCTCCCCCTTCTTGCCCCTTTTTAAAATCCTTCGCCAGAGACTTTAATTTATCTATTCTATCTTTTGACTGAGCATCATCGGGATTGCACCTGCAATTTTTCTTAATATTTATGCAAGATTTACCACAATTATAAGACGTGGGTTTCACGCACTGCGGCTTTTTTTTAGCCCCTCCGGGTGTATCAAAGCGAAAGCTATAACCAAGGGAAAAATCCTCCCATTCCTCCTCATTGTCCAGTCGCCCAGACTTAAAAGGGCTAAAACGGATATCGTCCAAAATCTCGAAGCTAAACACACGAGGACGATCAGCATCCTTAAACCGCCCCGTAATTTTACCATCATCACCCACTTCAAAGTCCAGTATGATAACTGGAGAATTATAAATTGAGGGGAGGGATAGTGTTTGAGCGATCGCCAACCGCATCTGTTCCTTGGTAGGAACAGCATCAAAGCGAAGGAGATTTTGACGGTTTAAGGTGGTGACCATTGTTTTGAGTTAAATCTTTCTGTACGGGTGCGGATTGCAAACTTACCAGTCTTCCGGCCCTTGAGCTACAAAACGTTTGGCACGTTCGCGTTTTTCTTCTTCTGTCAAATCGTCATAACTTCTTTTCGGATATTTTTTCTCCATTCTCTTGTCAAATTCCTGCAATGTCTCCCCTTCCCCTAAAACATCCTCATCTTCATCTACAACAGCAGGGGGAACGGTTTTAATTTTCTTCTGTCCTTCAACAGCAGTTTTTTTAGCTTTCATAATTGATTTTCCTTTTTAATGCGATGAGTCTATTGTACTTTGTTTTTGCTTAATTAAGTTCACTTTTGCCAATATTGAGATGTACTTTGGCGATCGCTAACTTCGCTTGGATTTCTGTTGGCGGAGCATCAAATCTTAATCTTTGTCTATAAAGTATAAATGTCATCTTTTTATACATAGATTTTAGGGGCTACTACCTAAACCTTGATTGGCTTAGGCAGTATAAATTTAAACGTAAACGCGAGAGGCAAACTCTAGTTCAATCGTGTCAAACAAGGTCTTCCCTGACACGGTAATTGGGGCAGTGGGGGTTACTTTTCGCAAGTAAGCACTGTAAATAATATAGTTTGCAAAAGCCATGTTTGCGCCAACCGGCTGATTGTCAATTAAGTTTTGGACATTTTGGGTTCTCTCGGTTTCAAACGTATCAAGATCAGTGTCAACAGCACCCTGAATTGTTAATGTCACGGATTTTTTTACAAGAGGGATGACCGCTATATCTCCCCCTTGATTTAATTTAACCTCAAGAGTGTCGTCGTCCCCAAACGAGATGTCTTCGGGCTTGAAGGCGTAAACCTTTCCGGCTCTTGTAAGATTGAAAAAACTAACAGGAATTGGCATGATAAAACCCTTCTGATCAGAAGTTATCACTATAATTTTAAGGTTAAATTCTTATAGATCAACAGGACTTTACAAAATAATTTCTATATAAGAAAATCACACCTTTTTTATTGTATTGATTTCTTGGTGAATAGGCGGGAGACAGACCGTTGCAGTGGGTCTGGGGTGTCCTTACTGTCCGAAGTGCCAATTGTTGCCAAACTACCTTAACCTATACATAGATTTACGCAGCCCGTAAATCAGGAACCGACAAAGATTTGATGTAACAGTTTAGACAACTTAGCCAACCCTAGTGAAATAAAATGGGTTGACTAAGTTGCATTCAAAAACCAATTAATTTAAAATTAATCTAATTGAGTTTGTTGATTGATTCTATTTGCTACATCTGTTAATATCTTATTTTGATAAACTTCATTAACTCCCTCCAATTCTTCTGCATCTTGGCGGTATTGGTTTAATTCCGTAGGATCGCACTTCTCCACTCCTCCAAAACGATCTAATCCGGCATGATAGTAATAGCAATCGCGCACTTCTTTGGGGGAATCAAAACCCAAGAAATACTTTGTTTCGTCAATCTCCCCTGTTGTTGTGTTGAG